GATGCCACAACTTTGCCAAATGGCGCTACGTTCACGTTTAATAACAATCAATCTAGCGGCACGATTGTTATTCAAAACAACTCGGCCACGACTGTTGTGACGATTCAATCGGGTGCTTATGCCACGGTTGTTTTGTTGAGCAACTCAATTGCTGCTGGCACTTGGGATTATCACAACGCTATTCCTTCCAATGCTTCTTGGTCAACCAATACGCTTTCATGGGCTGGCTCTTATACAAACGGCACTTGGAACGGCAACGCTGTCGGTTTGCTTTATGGTGGCACAAATGCAGCTTTGACCGCTGTTGCTGGTGGCGTGGTCTATTCTGGCGCTTCTGCTTTGGCTATTTCGGCAGCAGGGACAACGGGCCAAGTGCTAACCTCTAACGGCTCAAGCGCACCAACTTGGTCAACTCCCACGGCCTACGCTACGGTCACAGACGACACAACCACTAACGCAACCCGTTACCCATTGTTTGCGGCTACTACTAGCGGCAATCTGACAACTGAATATACAAGCTCGACCAAGTATCAGTTCAACCCATCTACTGGAACGCTTACGGCAACGGTTTTTAGCGGCTCTGGGGCATCTTTAACCAGCATCCCTAACTCTGCCCTTAACAACTCGTCAATCACCGTTGGTTCAACGGCTATCAGCCTTGGTGGAACTGCTACAACGATTGCAGGGCTGACCAGCGTTACATCGACCACTTTTGTGGGCGCTTTGACGGGCAATGCGTCAACTGCCACGACTGCGACAACGGCGACTAATGCAAACAACGTAGCGATCACAGACAACACCAGTTCTAGCTCAACTTGGTATCCAGTTCTGTCGGCGGCATCTACGGGCAATAACCCTGCAACGACTAGCTCTACCAAGCTGTCTTTTGTGCCTTCTACTGGCACTTTGACTGCGACAAATTATGCTGGCGCTTGGATTGGTTCTATTATTGGAACAAGTTATGGCGGAACAGGATTAACCAGTTTTACTTCTGGTGGTGTAGTTTACGCATCATCAACAAGTGTATTAGCCACTTCTTCAGCGTTTACTTTTAATGGCACTAATGTTGCCTCTACTGGCGCTATAAGTGCAAACAATTTTGCAGTCACAGGTAATACAGTTCCTACAAATGGAATATATTTGCCTAGCACCAATCAACTAGCATTTGCAACGAATTCCACTTACAGAGGAATGGTAAATGCTAGTGGTCAATGGTTAATCTATCTGGATAACGCTTCTGCTGTCGGCAACAACAAACTGATTGTTGGGTTTCCTGGCAGTAACCAAGATGGTGTTCGCATCAATGGTTATTCCGACAACGAAATGTTGCGATTGAATTCACAATATAACCAAGCAGCAACTGGTGCTGGCGTTACTTTTTATCGTGGAACTCCTGGTTCAGAAACATTGCAAGGCAGCATCACATGGACAAGTGCAGGAACGAGTTATGGCACTACTTCCGATTATCGTTTAAAAGATAATCCACAACCGATGGTTGGGCAGCTTGCAAGAATAGCGCAGTTAAATCCAGTAACTTACACATGGAAAGATGGCGGAGATAGCGGAGAAGGGTTTATTGCCCATGAATTGCAAGAACTTTTCCCAATGGCTGTAAATGGTAAAAAAGACCAAGTAGATAAAGATGGAAATCCTCTTTATCAAAGCATTGACACATCATTTTTGGTAGGCGCACTTGTTGCAGCGGTCAAAGAACTCAAGGCCGAATTTGATGCTTATAAAGCAAACCATCCTTAATTTTTTCCAATTAAAGGTAAATTAAATGTCACTTACCAAAGCAACTTTTTCAATGATTAGCGGCGCTACCACGAATGTGTTAGATTACGGCGCTGATTCGACAGGCAGCGCAGATAGCACTACTGCAATCAATAATGCACTAGCAGCGGGAACTGTTATTTACATTCCTCAAGGAACATATCGTATTGATGACGCCATTGTTATTTCTGACAATAAAACATTGCTTCTTGATGGTATCTTGTGGAGACAATCTGCTTACTCATCAAGCACTCGCCCAGTTGTAAAAATTAAAGGCAACTACGCATCATTTAAAGGAAATGGTCTTGAAAGTGTAGTTAAAACTGACAATAATGCACCAAACGGTGTTGTTTTGTGGGGTTCTGAATCTCCTACAACTGAATATGTCAACAATCGTTTTGTAAATGTGTCTGATTTACGCATTGAATGTAGAAGTGATGGAACAGGAACAACTGCTGTAAGTAACACTTTGTCATTGCAAAATAGCCAGTATTGGTTAGGTGGTGCGTTATATGACGGAGTGTTTCAAAACCTTCACTTGTTTAATGGTGGTAAACAAGTTTATATAAACCCAATTAGCAATGGAAACATTTTTAACAATATCTTTTGTTGGAACACTCGTGGTTATAGTGTTTATCTAGATGGCGTATCTGGAGGCATAATAACCGACAGCAGTTTTTGCAACATGATGATTGATGGTTCGCCGTATAACACAACATCATATTATGGGCGTTATGTTAACAATTGTTGTTTTACTAATTGTGGTGGAGAGCCTGGTTCTGGAAATTGGCTTGATTTTGATTCCACTTGCAGTAGTTTAAATTTTGCTGGTTGGGATAATCATGTAAGCACAGGAAGTTTTAATGCTAGTGGCTCTTTACAAAGTCATGGATATTTCATAACAACTCAATATATCCAAACTGCTAGTTTATATTCTTTTGGTGGTTCACTTGTTGTTGGTGATGTTGGTGGAACATCCTTGAACAAATTTACTTGGAATTCTACAAACATTACTCCTTACGCTGGTGATGGTGGCATCAACATTACACCAAGTCAAACACCAGGAAGCGGGACAGATAATGTATGGCATTGGTTTAAAGGTAACAATGTTGGCGGTAGCGGTCAAACGTTACATAATGTCGCAGTTGATGGTCAAGTTGCGGCTTTAAAAGGATATTTTCCGCAAACTGACAATACCGCTCCTATTGGAAGTTCAAGTTTACGTTTTACAACTGTTTACGCAACAACAGGCACAATCAACACTTCAGACGCTAACCAAAAGCAACAATTTGCGGCTTTGACTACGGCTGAACAAAACACCGCCAAAGCAATCAAAGGTTTAATTAAGACTTTTAAATTTAACGATGCTGTGGCTAAAAAAGGTGCAGAAGCTCGTTTGCACGTTGGTGTTTCTGCTCAAAATGTGCAAGCAGCATTTACTGCCAATGGCTTAGATGCAACGAAGTATGGATTGTTTTGTTCAGACACTTGGTACACTTTGAACGGTGAAGTTGTCCCTGTTGGAACTGCTGGCGCAACTGAAGTAACTCAGCTTGGTGTGCGTTATGAAGAATTGTTAGCATTTATTATTGCGGCGATGTAATCATGGCTATCAAATACAAATGGTCTATACCAAAAATTTCAGCTACTGATGGGCTAATCACCCATGCACATTACAAATGTGTCTTGAATGATGATGATTTATCGGTTGAAACTGAAGGCAACTGGTGGTTCAATGAGCCAAAGATAAAAGTTCCTTTTGAACAAGTATCAGAGGAAATGGTTGCTAGTTGGATTGAGCAAGAGGCTGTTAAAGATGGCGTTTGCCACATAAAATCTAGGCTAGAGGAACAGCTTAAAGCATTAGAAGCAAACAAACCCGTTGTTGCTCCTTGGTTGCCTCAAGTTTTTACACCTAACATTTAGGACAAAAAATGGTTTATTTATCACCTTTTGGCGGCGTTGGGGCGCAGTTTTTTGATGCAAATGGACTGCCTCTAAGCGGTGGGTTAATTTACACCTATGCTGCTGGCACTACAACACAACAAGCCACTTATACAAGCAGTTCGGGCAGCATTGCTCAATCCAATCCGATTGTTTTAAATGCAAGTGGTCGTGTACCATCGGGTGAAATTTGGTTGACTGCTGGTTTGTCTTATAAGTTTGTTTTGGAAAGTGCTGCTGGTGTAACCATCGGAACTTACGACAACATTTTTGCAGCAGCAATTCCTACTATTGCTGATTTCACGGGAACAGGAAGTCAAACAATTTTTACTTTGTCAGGCGCACCGACAAATGTGAACACAACAAACATTTATATCAATGGCGTTTATCAAGACAAAAGCACTTATTCGATAAGCGGAACAATTCTTACGTTTAGTCAAGCACCTCCTGTTACTTCTACTATTGAAGTCAATTATTTTTAAGGATGCAACATGACTACACCACTTGACATCATTAGCCGAGCATTAAAAGACATTGGTGCTTTGGAAGCAGGGGAAACGCCAACGGCTGACGCTGCCCAAGATGCTTTCGATATGCTGAACGGCATGATCGATCAATGGTCAAATGAATCCATGATGGTCTATTACAAGAATGAGATCATCTTCCCTGTTGTCCCAGGTCAGACCCAATACACCATTGGCCCAACTGGTGAAATCGGCGCAGGGTTTACAGGTTACGTCAGCGGCAACCAACTGACTGTTGCTAATACCAACGTCAACAACTTTGCTGGCACAGGCTCAATCAATAGCTCTACGCTGACTATCTTGTCGGTGTCTAGCGGTGCTTTGCAGGTTGGTAGCATCATTACTGGCGCATCTATCCCTAGCGGCACGTCTATTCTGTCGTTTAATACGGGCAACGGCGGTGTTGGCACTTACACCATTTCGCAGTCGCTGTTTATCAACCAAGAATCAATCACGGCTAATGCGCCCATCATCACTTCTGGCGCTATCAGCAACGGTCAATATCTGACCACTAGCTACGGCGTAAACATGAATCTGGCCCAAGGAACGCAGATTGTGGCGTTTAACACGGGCGCTGGTGGGAATATCAATGAAGCAGGTACTTACACGCTTAATAACTACGTTACAACACCTAACCCTGCTTTTACGGGTTCTATTTCTG